ATCTGTTAGGATATGCCTGCATTAATCAGGATTCCGGAAACAACACTATGATCAGGGTCAGTGGAAAACAATGTTCCTTCGACATGATCACATTTCACTACATAGTCGTCAAAATAGTGTAATGTGTGAGGGTGGGCGAATTGCATCAGCTCCTGTGCGCTAAAGGGTGTCAAGTCCCGCTTCTTAGCAAACAAATCCTCAATCTTATGTTGCACCTCATGTGTAATACCAAATCGTCGAGCAACAAGTTCACGCGTGAGTGGACCCACTGGGCGTGTAGTTGTAGAAAGTTTGATACTGTCTCTATCGTAGGTAGACAATTTCATCCTTTGCAATGCTCGGATAACTTCGATATACCTTATGTCACTAGTCATTCTTATTGCATAGCTTGCAATTTCCTGGATGATTGGCGCTCCTGGATACTGTGCCAGCAATGACATTGCTTTGCAGCGCAATAGTATGCGTAATTTGCGGTCAGACGCGTGCAAGTACTGTCTGGTTGTCCAACCAAAGTTTGCTAATACTTTGATCGGATCTGTAACAACAACTCGTTCGACCTCATCGAATACGAGTCCGCAAAAACTGCAGTCGCCAATAAATTGGTGACAATCGAGCTTTATCGTGAAGCCCAATTTAGCAAAGTCTTCTTGAGTGGGGACTGGACCCTCAAATGAGAATAGTCCATCATCCCCTTCCACAACTCCCCGGATGTTTTTGCATCCGCTAGATTCTGCTACGAATAACATTGTCATCAGATTAGAAAAACCATTTCCTAGGGAGGTGGACATTTCACCGCTCATTCTGGCTTCGACCTCAAAGTAGACATTACGTGACGCGATCTTGTTCGGTTTCCCGACCACAGCGAAATTCATTCTCATGAAATCATTATGTCCAGGCAAGTGTTGCGTCATATAATCATAAAGCTTAAATTCAAGTAATTTCATTACATCACCTGTGAAGTGAGATTCGTAGGCAGTGTAGTCAGTTTCATAATACGGACCAGCAGTACCCAGCAATTCTGTTATGTACTGCCCACGTTCTAACACTGGTATGTGTTTGATGAAACTGGGATGCGAGTAAACTTCATCCTCAATGACTTTGATCCAAGGACCATAATAGTTCTTGAATGCATCTGACCTGCTCA